TCACCCCACTACCCTCCCATCCCACTCACTCCGCAGCCGGTTAACGGTCGGATCAGAACACGCCGCAGCATTGGCAAGCAATTCCTTACTGGTGTACACGCCCTCGCCTGGCTCACCATTAGCCAAGCCCTGCCCGTTAATCTCATACACGGCTACCCAGTCGCTAGGGCTTTCCAAGCGCTTCCACGGCACTAGGTCGGGGTGCAAAACGTGGGCTTCGCAGCCGGTATGCTGCGCCTCAATTGGCACACTAGCGTCCCACTTGGCGCAGTGCCAAGTGCTATCGGGCAGTGGCGTTACATTGGCGCAGGTGCGGCAGTTGACCTCTTTGGTAGTCTTTGACCCGTGGCAAAAGTCATGCCCAGCGCACATCTTGCACTCAAACCACGTTGGGTCGGTGCTGATAGGTGGCGGCAGCCGGTCAGTAAGGGCTAGGCGTTGGCCCTTGGCGATAGCCTTCTCAGCGTGTTCGCGGTCATACTCTAAGCGCTCGGTGTAGATGCGGTCATCGTCCTTGCAGACGGCAATGTAAAGCGCACGTTTCAGGTCTGTGCCGTGCATATATACCTGACACTGAGTATGGTGCATTGGCTTAGACTTTGCCACGCCATTTTTCTCTAGGTCGTTAAAACTCTTTAGGCTATGCGTTTTGAACTCTAAGACGTGTTCGGTCTTTGGCGCACCATGCACGCCTTTGCCAACGCCGTCCAAGCTGCCCGATACATGGCTACCAAAGTCAACCCGACGCTGAGTGCCACTCACTCTCATGCCAATAGCGCGTAGGTCGCTGATAATGGTTGCCTCCTCGTTGAAGCCCCGCCGAAACAAGCGCAGGATTCGACCCTTGAACTGTTCTTGCACCGCCCACCGAAACGACAGCCACAGCCAGCGCTCGCAGTGATGGCCTAGCATAGAGCAGCCAAGGTGGGCACGGGGTTTTTCTGCCCGTGCCTCATGGGCTTGATCAATCAGGGAAGTTATGGTAATCTCGGGTTCAGGTATTTTCATGTGTGTTCTCCTTGGTTGGTTGATTGATGACCCCGCCTTAATCAGCGGGGTCTTTTTTTTCCTTTAGTAGCGTAAGCCTTTATAGGGCACAACAAAACCAGCGTTTAGCACGTTTTGCCTTGGCTCATGATGGAACCTACGCAGCTTTTCAGATTGCTCGTTGTGAAACAAGAACGGCGCTGAAAAGTGCAGATCACTTACAACAGCGTCGATTGCCTCAACACTCTTTTTTAAAGCATCGTCAATTAAAGATGCCTTCATGTAAACGATTCTTTGTGGTAGCGCAGCGTCCATCAAAGATGCTTGCATGTGGATAGGTAGCAGGGTGTGGTATTCGTGTCTCATAATTACTTCTTAGCCCAAGGTGGCGCAGCCTTGGTTGGAGCCGCAGACGGCCCAAGAGGCTTAAACGGCGCAACCGGCGCAGGGGCAGAGCCACTCAAAGCACGAAACGCCTTGATCTCATTACCGGCGTACTCACCAGTTTTTACTGTTAATTTAATGGCAAGGTTGCCACCAATCAATTGGTCGGTGTCTGACACCTTGCCAAGCCCAATAGCCCGCATGATGTCACCAAGCTGCTGCCGTGCAATCTGTTCCGCTGTGGTTGAAGCGTTCTTAATGTGCAGTTTTCCAAATACCACGCGCCCTTGATGGCTGGGGCCGGTAATGGTGTACTTGCAGGCAATGTACTTCCCGTCACCTGCTTTGGTATCCTCAATTGTGGCACCCGTAATGGTGGCGTTATACCAACCCTCGGGCAGTGGTTCAAAGTTGTTGTTGCCAACGGGCAGCGTGTCTACGCTGAATTCTTCGTCTAAAAAAGCCATGATTTAATCCTTAGTGATAGTAAAAGTAGGGCGTCCAGGGGTGGACGTGATAGCACCAAGCAAAGGCTGAGTTACGGCGTTAGACGCAGCATTCCAGACCTTTGCATTGATTTCGGGTTTCCAGCGAAAAAGGCTAGAAAGGTGTTCAGATATACCGGCTTCCGCGGCCAGAACTTGCAGTTTATCGGCGTCAATCTTTTGATTGATACGGCCTTCAATCTTGACGGTAAAACCATCAAGTTCTTTTTTCACCGTTCCATCCAAGTCTTTTGGCAAAGCAAACTGCAAAGCCATCTGGTCTTCCAGTTCACGACGATCAGCAACCGCCTTGGTTTCAACTTTTTTGGCGTCAAGCCAGCGTTGGTATAGGCTCATTCTGTCACCTCAAATTCTGCGTCCAATGAAGCCATTACGCGGTTAAGCACTACGCGGCCCTGAATGCAAGCCAATTTGCGGCTAAATTGATTTTCATTCAACCAAACCTCGTCAACGATCGATTGCAAACGGTTAAAAGCATTCTGGATTTGCACCAGATCGGATAGGCTAATTGTGGTCTTCATGCTGCACCACCAATCTTGGAAATGATCTCGCCTAAGTCAGGGGCTTCCCATGCACTGAGCTTGCCTGACCTATCTTTGGCAAGCCACAGGCCATCAGAGTCGCACATCAGGGCGCGTTGGGTGTTGCCATCAGCGTCCTTCTCAACCCGCAGCGCCAGCACCTCATCAAAAAAGTACGGCAAGGCTTGGCCGGTCTTGTTGCCTGGCATTGACGGGCTATACAGTACACGCCCCATCTCATCCTGAGTTTTCTCTAGCTTGGCGGTCATCAGGACATGGCGACCTGGGATGTCGCGGAATGCCCGAATGATGTCAGCCATCTGCTCTTGCATGGCGCCGTAGGCAGCGCGTGGGTCTTTGTTGACCTTCTTTTCATGGTTCAAGCAAACCTCTGCAATCTCGCTGATGCTGTCCAGAGCCACCGACTTGTACTCTGACTCAAGCACCCATGAGTAGGCTTCCCGAAGATCGTCCATACTTGTAATTTCCAAGTAAGGAAGGTCAGCGTCTTGGATAGACAATAATCCACCCTCAGCTGACAGAATTACGGGGTTTGGCAATGTCTTTATCAGACTTGACTTACCCGCACCGGCTTGTCCGTAGACAAGCATTTTTACACCGTTGGCTGAGAGGCCGCTAGTGCGCTTTAATGGTATAGCCATGTGGCTTTCTCCTTCTCTGTTTGCGTTACCGTCTGGACTCAGTTCGTAACGTGGCTAGATGATAGCATAGTTCTGTGCTACAGTGTCAACAACTTTTTAACAACAAGGCAAAAATAAATGTCAGACCTCGCAAGTATCTTCGGTGGCCCTTGGTCACCTTCCCCTAAAAAGCAGGTGGACGCACCTGAAATACAGTTAAAAGACGCCATGCTAGGCGCAGGGCTAAAGCCACCGGAGGCCATACATTTAGACGGTAAAGTCCACCGCTTTAACAGCGGGACAAAGGGCGAAAAAGGCCACGACAAGCCTGGCTGGTACATAGCCTTTTCAGATGGCGTACCGGCAGGTCGTTTTGGCTGCTGGCGCTCGGGAGTTGAACTTACTTGGAAGGCAGACATTGGCCGCAGCCTTACGGTAGCAGAGGAAATGGCGCAGTCTCGCAGACTGTCAGAGGCCAAAGCGCAGCGCGATGCAGAGCAAGCCAAGACCCGCGAAGTGGCCGCTAACACAGTTGATTTGATTTGGTCACAGGCAGGTGCTGCAAGTCCTGAGCATCCTTACCTACAGCGTAAAGGAATACAGCCGCACGGCGCACGAATCACGGGTGACGGGCGTTTGATGGTTCCCTTGTACAACGAGGACGGAGAACTCTCCAGCATCCAATACATTGCAGCAGATGGAGACAAAAAGTATCACCCAGGCGGCGCAACAGGCTCTATGTTTTGGCTAGTTGGCAGCATGGATGACGCCACCAAACTCTACATTGCCGAAGGATTTGCAACAGCGGCCACCATTGCCGAAGTCACAGGCCAACCCTGCGCGGTGGCTTACAGCGCCAGCAATCTTGTGCCGGTCACAGGCATCCTGAAGGAAGGCCACCCAACGATGGACATTTGCATCGTGGCTGACCATGACGCAAGTGGAGTGGGGCAGCGCTACGCCGAGCAGGCCAGCGCAAAGTTTGGGGTACGCATGACAACACCGCCAATTTTAGGTGACGCCAATGACTACGTTCAGTCGGGGCATGATCTGGCTCTGTTGCTTAAACCGCACGCACCAGTGATGGACTACTTAATCCATGCCGACGGCTTTTCAGAGCAACCAGCGCCCATCTCGTGGCTTGTGAAGCACTGGATACAGGACAAAGCATTGGTAATGGTGCATGGCCCTAGTGGTGGCGGCAAGACATTCGTGACATTGGATTGGATGCTTCACATTGCGTCAGGCAAAGCAACTTGGTTCGGCCACAAAGTTAGGCCAGGCAACATGGTGTATTTGGCCGGTGAGGGCCACCACGGACTGCGCTCAAGGATAGCGGCGTGGAAGCACCATAACAGTGTCAGCAGCCTCAATATGTGGGTCAGTAAGTCGGGCGTAGACCTCAACACCGCAGAGGGCTACTTGAAGGTGGTAGAGGCCATACGGGCGCTAAAAGTTAAACCGGACGTGATCACGGTAGACACCCTGCATCGCTTCATGGCCGGTGACGAAAACAGCGCACAAGACGCTAAGACCATGCTAGATGCCTGCGCTGCGCTCATGCAAGAGTTTAATTGCACCGTCATTCTTGTTCACCATACAGGCGTTAGCGAGGATGCCCAGCACCGCGCCCGAGGCAGTTCAGCATGGCGTGGAGCCTTGGACATTGAGATTAGCGTCATACCCTCTAAGGGCGATAAGTCTATTGAGATTGTTCAACGAAAGTCAAAAGACGCTGAGATGGCAGCGCCGGTTTATGTTGACCTGAAATCAGTGGCGATACCTGGCTGGTTGGATGAAGATGGAGATGCAGTCACCAGCGCCGTTGTGGTCAAGGGCAAAGTGCCGGAAACAAAAAGCAAAAGCGATGCTCTTGGCTTTTCATCGTTTGAGCGCGCATGGGTTGCCACTGGTGAAGAAGATCGAGGCGGCGCACCGTACCTTACTCGAAGTGCGTTCTTTGATTGGGCTATGGAAAACGGCCTTGGGTCAGACAACACAAAATACAAAAGATTGAGCAATTACATTACTGCCAACGATACCAGCAGCGGCTTATACATCAAGCCATTGATTGAAGCCAAGATCATTAAACCCCATGAAAACGGCTGGATTGTGATTGATCCTGGAACAGCCAGCGGAATGATGTTGAAAAAAGATTCCAAGTAGAAAAAACTGTGATAAACTTTAGAACATGAACCGACTTACACAACTCAAAGCCAAGTTAAAGGCCGCGCAAGCGGAACTAACTATCCGCACCCGTACAAAAAATATGGCATCACGGGCCTACAACAAGATTACGGCACGCATTGCCGATTTGGAGAAAAAAATTGCTGACTTGGCGCAAATTTCAGAGTGAACTACCGAATTACAGCGAAGCCGACTTGTTGGTTTTGTTGGATGAAGAAAGATTAAAACACCGTAGAGTGTCCATGCTGGAGCGTATACACCAACGCTACTGCACCCTTAGAACCAATCGGGAACGATTGGAAATTTTGAAAGAAGGAAAAAGACCATGAAAAAACCACTCCATATTGTTGACGCCAACAAAATGGCACAGACAGAGCAGGAGCCGGTGGACAATGATTTTTTTAAATCTCTTGCAAAGAAAAACCAAAGCCCAGATCAGCGCCCGTGGGTAGACGAAGCAGCTATCCGTGCCGACGAGCGTGAGGCTTGTGCGAGAGTGTGTGAAACTCTAGAACTACCTGACTGGCCCAGCAAAATTCGTACACCGTTAGCCGCTGCAATCCGAGCAAGGGGGAACACATGACACTACTAGAATTTAACAGCGTAGCTCTGGCCGTATTCGGGGCCATCGGCATGATGTTTGGGCTAGATGCCACAACCCGTTGGGCTGGTGTGGTTTGTGTGGGCTTGGGGATAGGGGCTTTGCTGTGAGTAAACCCCGTAACGGCCACCGAGAGCGTAAGGCGCGGGAGCTACGAAATTTTCTTAACTTTCTTGACCCGCCACGCATTAAATCCAAAGTAACACCAGCACCAGTAATTAATTTGTCAGAGCGCCAAGCATACCGGCCAGATCAAATGTCATCTGGTAGACCAGGTGCAGACAGTCACCAACGGTACAAGAGTAAGGGGTTTTAGATTAAGGAAAAAAAGAAATGAAAGTTTTTTATGAAAAGTTACCAAAAGGATTTTGGTCTGTAGGCGGGCCTATTTACTTCGCTAGGGCTGTTGATGTAAATGGCAAATGGGAAGTTGTTAGATGGGTGCAATCTTTTGAAAGTTTACCTAAGTTCATAAAAGTAGCAGAGAAAGCATTAAAAGAGCAATGCACTGAAGTTGTTTTTCATGGTGGATCATGGACAAAAACAAGAGAGGAAATAATGAAATGAAAGACACGCCTAACTTTGCCGCTTGGAGCAACGAGAACTTGGCTAAGTTTGCGAATGATTCTCATTTGCGAATGAAGGAGCAACAGGAAGCAATAGAAGCACTTAAAAACGATCTAAATTTCGCCATGAAAGAACTTAGAAAAGTTGTAATTTCGCAGCAACAAACCGTGTAATTTTAGTGTTGTATGATGATTTTGCAGTGTTCCGCTGCTTAAATTTTTTGGAGAACTTTATGATGTTTACGGTAACAGTTGATATGGATGACAATGGCTATTTTGAGTTTTCAAGCAAATCAATTTTTAAAGTTGTTGAAATTGCATCAATGTTTGGAAATCTTGAAGTAGATGATGAAGACGATGAATTTTTTGACGTTCCAGATGAAATTGCTCATTACTTTGACAGCAGCGAAGAGTACATCTACGACGAAGAGAAAGACTGCTATTGCTGGTACGATGAAGAACACGAAGCCTGGTACTGGCTGGATGTAGAGACCGGCGAGTGGTTACTAGTTGAGGATATAGAAGGCTACGAAGTTGAATCTGAATAAAGCTCTATGAGAACAAAAGGCCGGTATGTGTTACATATACCGGCTTTTTTGTTCTTTAAAGGCCACTTACGTCAATCACTTCACCCCTAAACTCCACTTGCCCTTCGCTCCACTTGTGTACCAATTCGGGCCAAAGCAGTTTGCCATCCTTGATGGTTAGTACCGCAAAGCCAGACCGGTGGTTTAACGGGTTTCCTTCAGCGTAATCAAATTGTGGGCCGTAAGGCTCTGCCAGAGTGCCCGTATCCACGCCAAAACGGTTGCCGTTGTAGTCTGCGTAAGGCGTGACCTTCAGACTGTGCAAATGACCCGTTACGATGCTTTTACCGGCCCCTACGGTGTTGTTGTGAGCGGCGTGAATGCCATTTTTGTATCGGTGCTTGACGATGATGTCGTCAGTCACCCAAGTCAGCATACAAAATGACCAACTCAAAAAATGGTCTTCAATTTTAAACCCTGGCGTCTGAACGTATTGTGGCGCGTTAGCTGCTAAACGCATTTCAAATCGAGCATCGTGATTGCCCATTGTAAATATTAGCTTTACATTTTTTCGTGCTTTTTTTGCAACTTCTTCTATCTCACCTAACATCTCTTTACAAGCGTTAAGTTCATCAATCACACTTGGTTTTCTAGCCCAGCCCAAAGGTGGATGGCGAGAGATAGATGCACCGTCAAAAGCATCCCCATTGCAAATAACTGCTTTCGGTTGTAGCTTTTCAATCGCCCACAATAAACCCTGAAAAGCAGTAGTCCGTATCCCAGGCCAGAAATGAGCGTCAGAAAAAACAATAACTGTGCCATTTTCAATTCCAAGTTCGGATTTTGGTCTTACGGGAGAAGCGGTGTATGATTCTTTGCCAGTA